GTTACTTCTAATAGGCTCATAACGTTTCTGTGCCAGGGCTTTGTTCTCTCTAACTTCTTTCATTGTCATGTTAGATGATGCACTTATATAACGTGCAGCAACACGTGTGTATGCTTCCTCATTACATAGTACAATACACTTAGCACCCTGATGTGCAAAGCCTTGAGCACCTGCTATAAGGCTGGCATGGAAAGAAGTTTTACCAGTATTGGGGCGAGCGCCAACCAACACAAGGTGACCACCACTAACGCCTTCCACCCTACGAGCCAAGGAAGATATGTTAAAGCTCCACTTGGATTCCAGAAGCGTTGCATCAAGTATTGTGTCAAGGCTATTGTCGTCCCAGTCAACACGTAGATTAGGAGTAAAATCATTTTTGTATTCCTCTAGTAGTCGTCGCAGAGGTTCTAAACTATCCTCTGTTCCATTAACAAAATCAAACCCTAGGTTTGCTACACGATCACCAACATGCTGTTGAAACAACTGTGATAGTGTGTCTTGTGCTATCTCTTCTTTGATAGGCTCAGTGATTGCTATACGCTTAAACAAATCCTCATATGCTCCGCGAGTAGCAGTAGTAAGACTAGCATTCATTCTATTGAACACAGCCTCTAGATCCGCAACAGTTAGGTCACCCTCATAGGATTCCATAGCACCATCAAGTGCCTGTTTAATCTTGCGTACATCCTTACTAAATATTTTATCAGGGCAACGAATGCCCTTGTGTTGATCATAAAAGTTACGATCTAGTAACGTTTTAATCAGTGCTAATTCCATCATTATTTATGTCTCCTACAACAATATATTATACGTCTTCCTTTGGTGCTAAGTAATATGAACCTGCACTACTCTTATACGCAGCCATGATGTCTAACCATTGTTGGCTACTCATTATTAACATTTGATATGCATCCATCTCAGGTTCAAATTGTCTCATGTAAACAGTACCTTCATCACCAAAGATTATCTCTATGTCTTCGTGCTGATCAGAGTGATCAAGGGTGGTTATGATCGATGCATCAGATTCAAACTCAACTGTGAACATCTGATCCCTCCGCTACAATTATATTTACTTGCGCTACATTACCTACAACTTTAACTATCTTAAACTCCAAGCCTTCCTTAGTAAGTAATACTCTTAGCATTGATAATGGTATCATACACTATCCTTTCCTGTTAGTTTTATTAACCTATCTAAGTACCACTGAGATTTCAATAGGTCTTCTTGTTTATTTTTATATCTCCAGCGGTGTAGATACTTAGCGATGTTACCTCTTAGGTATCCTATGTATTCTTCTTGGGTTAAGAAGTCTTCTATGTAATCTATACATTCAATGTTACCTTTGCCGTAGTGTACTGGATTGTTTACGTTATCCATGACATATCTCCTGTAGTTTTTCCATGTCCTCTGGCATACGATACTTAATATCATCAGACAAACTTAGTGCTATTGTTTTGTTACCTGTCCACAGTTCTATCTCTCTGCGATACTCAATAGTCTTTGATACTGCGTCAGGGTCTAGTGCAATCACAGCCCTATCATACTCACCTATCTTTTCAAAGTGTTTATGATTCATGCTAGTACCTAGGATTGCCATGCAAGTAACGTCAGGTAACTCTTGGTAAGCTACTAAGGCAGAGACAACATCCTCTACAATAACTATAGTAGAGCCTACGCCTACTGTGTAGTAGTCTGCTGCACCTGTATAACGATACCACTTAGGGGTTTGAGTAGCACCCACTGCCCTACCTATAGCATCAATCATTTGATGGTTGTAGTATATAGGAAAGACTACGCGCTCTTGTTGTACATCATAGAAGGTGTTACCTACTATACCCCAACGCCTCATAAATCTATTGTGCTTAGTGTGCTGTCGTGTTGGCTCTACTAGCTGCGCTGGTAACTCCATAGTTTCTACCTCTCTCTTAGTTTGTTCTTGCGCTGGGCGTAAGTGTCTGCGTATTTCAGATGCAGTCATGTCTGTATCAAACTTACCACCTACATTACAGCCTAGCTTGTAACAGTTATACATCAACGTACCATACTCGCAAGAGGCAGAGAAAGTATTCTTACCCCTACAGAAGGGGCAGTCACCTCGGTGTGATCCATGTGCTGTTACAGACTCAGCATATTGCCTGTGCTGTTGCCAATTATGTTTGCTCATTAGCTATGATCTCCCTTTATATACACCCATGTAACTCTAGTTCACTTGTCATACTCTTGTCTCTTTCCCAAGCCTCTTCTTGCTCAGTAAAAATCTCATTACAAAGATGCATTAATCTATGGGGTATATTTATTGAAACACTTTTACGAGTTCTATGCTCAGGGAATATTATCCTAACCATGTCGGAAGACGATAATATACCTGTCATTAGACCACCATGTATAAAATTATAATAGTCTATATCTATACCCTCAATTTCCTGCAAAAAATTTATCCAAAGACCATCATCAAAAGAGTGAAAAAAATTATGTCTATCTTTAGATTTTTGTTGACCCTTACTGACTACTCCTTTTTTTCTAGTAAACTGTGCGTTGTGGGCTTTCCCATGACAGTCAACACACAGTCTAATTATATTAGACTTTTCATCTGACCCCCCTAAAGATACGGGTACTATATGATGTGCTTCTCTATAGTCTGTTAAGACTTTGCACGATTCACATCTTTTTCTGCGCTTACTCATACTCTAGCCAACTTCTTTATACCATAGTGTTCTTCAGTGTTAGTTCTTATAGAATGACAATTAGAACACAACACCTGACACTTGAATATCTCTTCTTTTATTTTCTTGTTACTCTTAGTCTTCTTACCATAGCGTAGGTAGTGTGCTCTCTTTGCTATTTCAAACTTCTTATCCTTAGGATTAACATGATCAAACTCTAATGCCGCTGCATGTTCTTTGTACTTACAAATTTTACAACCCTTAATCAACTTATATCTATGCAGTATAGCCATGCCTTCATCATACTTTTTTCTTCTGCGTATATTATCTTTTTCTTTACTCTCTTCACTTCTCACTCTCATCTTCATTCCCTCTCGCTGATAGCGCCTTGGATGCACCACTCAATGTATTTACTATATAAGGTTTTACTGATTGTATATTCTTATGTCCTGTTACCTGCATAATATTAGCTAAGTCAACCCCACCTTCCATCATCTCAGTCACGGCAGTACGGCGTAAGTCCATAGCTGTAAGCTCAGCAGGTAGGTTAGCTTCGTCCAGTACCTCATTGATAAGTAAGGATATTTCACCCTTATCATATGGTGTGTATGCCCCTGCTCTTGGCTTAACTCTAGGTGCTACATATTCCTGGAAGTCAAAGTCTTCCTTCTGTTGTTTCAACATCTCACACAACCCATTAGATATAGGTAGGTGTACTTCAGCGTTACGTTTGCTTTGTGTTAGGTCTAAGCGACATTGATCTAAGTCTAATGTATTCCAAGTCATAACCCTCATGTCACCTATACGCTGACCCCAATCGTATGCCATGTGTACAATAAGACTAATGCTACGCCATCTGAAGTCACTATAGCCTACCTCAAGAAACGTTTTAATCTGATCTCTACTCCAGTACACACGCCTTTGTTTACTAGCCTTAGCTTGAACCAGTGCTACTGGGTTGTGTATCATCACATCCTGTCGCATGGAATACTTCCAAGCAGCAGACAGTACAGCCTTACGATAGTTTGCAGTGCGTACACCTGTGTTAAGCCATTGATCATACGCCTGTGTAAGATGTCGTACTTTAATATTAGTACAACGATAGTTACCAAGGGTCTTGCCTTCAACAAGTGTACTGAGCACAGATGCCAGATGTATTTCATAATCCTTTTGAGATGCACCAGATAGCCTAGCAAAGGCAGGTGATACCAGATAAAACTCTATAATATCACAGAGCTTTGCATTGCCCTTGGGTATTTTCATGTTACCTTCCTTTCACGTTTTTGTACCAGATATATAAGAAGCCTCCAAGATAGGCAGCCACTAAGGTTAAGGGTAGTAGATGCATTGATATATTACTACTCATCGTTTTCCTCCTGCCATTCTTGATAGCACACGTACTCACCATCTAAGTCAAACTCTTCTATCAACTCAGTAGGTACACTATCTTTCCAATCTTCTTTGTTGAACTCAACAGGATAGGTATTGTTTATATCTAAGGTACTGTCATACTCACCTATGAAACCTATGCCTGGTTCATAGTAGGATGCCTCGATGCTAATACCTAATCTATCAGAACCTATATCGTATGCACCTGTAGGTGGACCCCATGCACTGTCAAAGCCTAGGTGTAGGTTGGATGTCTTACCATTCTCAAACAAACTAGCCTCTACATC